TCTTTACGAGTCTTCTTTTTCTTCACGCAGTTTGGATATCTCTTTCCAAACATAGTCTTCATACCCTTCTTCTCATACCCTTTCCAACATGCTTCATCAAGCATATCTTTATAACGCTCATAATATTCTTCTTTTGATATAGGAACACAATTAGGAACCATTCTATTTCCCTTTTTCTTCAATCCTTTTTGGGTATATCCATCCCAACATTTTTCATCTACTCTTTGAGCTTGAGTAAGTTTTTTCTTACCAAAAGTTATGCAAGGATCCTGTCCACAACCACAATTCTTTTTAGTTTCTAGTTCCATGTGTCCCTCAGTGGTCATTTTCTCTAGTTTATTTGCTTGACCCTTATGCATCTTACTTGCTTTAGCAAGTGCTTTAGACTGACCCTTATGCAATTTACTTGCCTTATGAAGTTCCTTTGCAATTACTTTGAGTTCTTTTTCCTCTTTCATCTTTTTCTTTGCATCGGTTCTAACATATGTAGGTTTTGCGGCTCCTGACTTAGATTGTTGACCAGGATCTGCTGCTTTTTTTCTTCTTGCTGCAGAAAGTCTCTCTGCTTTCGTCATACTTGCTCTCTTTGCAGATGATACACATTTAGGTGTGCCTTCACCAGGTTCATCACTCGCACAGGTTCCACCTGTGACTACATTTACCCATCCACCTTTACCATCTTTAGACTTAGATCCCTTAAACCACTTACGTAAACTACCTTCTCTGATATCATCAGGCACATTCTCAGTGCTACCAGAAACATACTTAGCATGTACTCTTCTTGCTACCTTTCTTCTTGCCCTTGCACCAGCATCCATGGCCTTTTCAGGTTTTCTTTCTTCTTTCTTTTTAGTTGCTCTCTTTACCATTTGCATGATACCTTCCTCAACAGCAGGTTTATCATGCTTCTTTTTACTACCTACTTTCTTTTTCAAAGAAGCATAGGCATCACCATAGAGATTGTTATCTTGCATTGAGGTTTGTTCCTTCATAGCAGCCTTTGCCTCCTCTTTGTTTTTCTTTTTTAATTCTGGATGATATTTAATATGAATAATCTTAGCATCCTTCTTTACCGACTTACCATCAATCTCCACTTCAACTGGATATGCTTTGTATTTGTCATACCAATATGCTACATCATAACTACCATCTTTATTTACCTTAGCTAATAGTCCTCTATCATAATCTTTATTGTCCTGTTTAAGAACATTATTCACGTCTGTCTTTAATACTAAATCTACTTTATTATTTTGAACAGACTCATTCATTTGCTTTGTTTTTTTCTTCATAGTATTTATGAATTTTCGATAGACTGCTGCTTCCGAAGTCTTACCCATTTCTCTTGCTCTCTGTTCCATAGCAACTGCTGCCTGTATTTTGTGAGCATGAGATCTTGACGAATTGCGAATCTTAGATACAGATGCTTTAGCGGTTGCAACATCTTTAAATCCAAGACCATGAATAGTGCCTTTTGGATTTTCATCTGTATAGAGGTCAGAGTGTTTCTTAGAGTTAGCAGGTTGTCCTTTCTTTCTAGGAATACGAGGGTTGCTTTGTTCCTCTTGATACTTTTTATACTTCTTATCAGTGCCAGGTTTATAGTGTGGTTTAGCACCCTTCTTTTTCATAGAGTACATCAATTTAAACATATCAGCCGTCTTTTCCTTCTTTGTTGTACTACCAGGCAATCCCTTAAATCTACCATCATCTAATGCTCTCTTAAATGCAGCAGCAGTTCCCCCAATCTTTGACTTGGGTTTATTGGGTTTAGTCTTTTCTTTCTCTGCTTTAGTATGACCCCAACCAGGAGGTGCTACTTCATTCAAAGTCATGGATACTCTCTGAGCCTCCTACGGAAAATGGATTGTACTTTGCTCTTGCCAATCTATAAGCTTTCTCATGCATGGTAACAATCTCCTCTGCACTCTTTTCAAATTCAGGAGTTGATTCATGACGTGAAGCATAAGCATCTGATATCTCCTCTTCAGGTCTTGGATTGTAAGCATCATCTGCATCAGATGATCCATACATATCAAATCTATCGTTAGTAGCAATTGGCATATCATCTAATGGGTTATGTTTGTCCTCAAACCATTCATCATAATGTATTTCAGGGAGTGTCATGATTACTAACCTCTTGGGTAACGACCTTGTGATGGGTCTTTTGCTCTTTCTGCTGCGTTTTCTTTATCGACTTTTGCCTGTTGAGCACGAACCTTTGCTTTCTCAGCAGCACTTTGTGGTTTTCTGGGGTTATCTTTACTTATATAACCCCCTTTTCCTACCTCTTTTTCAATCTGGGATTTTACAAAATCAAAAGCACTTTGTTCTGTAAACTGTTTGTAAGTTTTCATTCTGCTATTAGTGTATAAAAGAGTTCTTCAACATCTTCCTTCTTCATCTTAGCAAATGTTTGTGCAAGATTTGCTTGTCTCTTAGTCCTTGTGCTGTACTTATCAGGATTATCGTCAACATTTTTTGCAAATTGTTGAACACCCATACCTGCTGCCTTTGCCTTACGAGTAAATGCACCTGGTCTCTTAACTGCCTTTTGTATGAAATCTTCTTGTTCCTTTACCCCAAACTTCTGACCTTTATAGTTTGGTGTATCAATCTTATCTGCCTTTACAACAGGTGTATCTTTCATAGTTTTATTTGCCTTTGAAAGAGCCTTAACTTCTTTACTTAATACACCTTCTTTCATTTCAGAATGATGATGATTTGAACTTTGAAGAATTAATAACTCCTCTACAGGACAATTTTCAACAATGTAATCTTCAAATTCAACATCATAATGGGTGACCATATTGTTTTCATCAAGAGTATGCATTTTTGGAATACAATTTCCTATACCATACTCTTCATGCTTTACCTTTGATGCACAATCATGACCTTTCTTTTTCTTTTTAGGTTTTGCCATATATTCCTCACCATGCATACCAGTATGATACTTCTTGTTCATCCAATTTGGATCATCCTTATCTATTTCACCACGTTCTTTCTTAGCATACTTCTTCTCAATGTCTCCCTTCTTCTTCTTGCCGTGCATCGTATCATAAGTTGCATCTCTACTTGCATCTTTTGATCTGTCATATGCTCTGATAGCATCTACAGTTCTACGAGTATCAGGAACATCAACTTCTTTCTCAGCGATCAACTCTCCACCAATCTGAGCAACAGCTTCACTCATCTTAGGATTGATAGTAACCTTATTATTAACCTTCTTCTCTTTTACTTCCTTCTCCATCTCCACATCAGTCATTGGAGCAACTTCAATTAGATTACTAAGATCCTCTCTCCAGTTAGAAAGTCCTTCTTTTTTTACTTTCTTTGATCCCCCTTGCTGTGCTGCCATGAAAGCTCTAAACTTAGCAGAATTTATTCCCGTATCAGGATCATCCATCCTCTTTTGCCTCTCACTTCGTGTATCTGCCTCTGGATTTCTTTGATACCCTTCTTTCTTTACCATACCACCTTTCTGATATCCCTTTACCATACCACCTTTCTGATATCCTTTCACCATTCCCCCTTTCTGATATCCCTTTACCATACCACCTTTTTGATATCCTTTTACCATGCCACCTTTTTGATATCCTTTCATTGACATCATATGACCCTCCTCAACTTCTGTTTCTTCTTTTTTCATGCTATCACCTTTGCCCATTGCTTTACCTATGGCAGCACGACGTTTTTTAAGATAGGAGTCAGAACTATCTACTTTTCCGTCATTATTAACATCAGAATCCTCCTTTCCAACAGGATCCAACTTTTGCTCTTCCATAGGAGCACCCAAAGTTGCTAGTTTCTTGGATGATTTTTCCATTTGATCATCAAGAACACCTTGCCATCTCTCCACATCGTTCTGTTCTTCTTGACGATTAATTAAGGCAACCTTATCCAAGTATATTCTGGAAAGATCATTCAATGGATTTAATTCAGACATGACTAGCCTAACTCTTCTTTTTCTTATATTTATTTATAAACTGTCTTCCGTAAGATGAACCAGGAGTCATTGACTGAACGTACTTAAGATACGCATCTGTGCCTACTAATCGTTGATTTGCATTATTTTCACCAGGTTTTACTGTTTCCATCACATCTTTTACCCATGATTTGAACATATAGTTCTCTTTTGTCACACATATGAGGTGATTTGTGCCTCTCCGAATGATTTCACCTATCAATCCTGTGTTTAAACTCTCTACAATATCACCAATCTTATAAATTAATCCCTGTACATAGTTCTCTCTGAGTCCTTTGTTATCATATTTTGGTGCGATCTCCCATAATTTATATGACTCAGTTACTTTTTTCTTCTTACCTCCCATTCCAGTGCGAACAGCATCAAAAACTGCCTGAGTATCCGCATCTTTCAATGATTTGGGTATTCCACGTCTAAATGTATCAAAATCATCGTCTTGAACTGCCTTTCTAAGCTTCGATGCAGACATTCCTTCCACTCCTTCTGCATCAGAATCTCTTACACCAGCAGAAATAACCCTAATTTGATCAAAATCATAGAGTTCTCCGTTATATTTGTTAGCAAGATTCTCAAATTCTGATTGTCTGTCTGCTCCAACGATGATATTTACACTATCAAATCCATCTTCATCTGCTGTTTTAAGAACATCAAAGATAGATCTCATCTCTGAATCATTAACAATCTCTTCATCATAATCAGGAAACATCTTCTTCATATAAGAGATCTTCATGTCAGGATCAAGAGGATTTTTCTTAGGATCCTGTGTTCTTGATGGATAAATCTTGAGTGGCCCACCTGCGGCTGCCTTTCTTGCAGCACTTAATAACTTTTCATGACCTACAGTGGGTGGATTGAACCTTCCAAATGCTGTTGTGAGGGTCTGTCCTTCACCTTCTTTACGTTCTTCCTCTGGTTTTTTCTGTAAAGGTGCTCCTGCAAGGTCATCATCCTTCCTGCGTTTCAACATTTGTTGAACTGGACCTTGTGCTTGTTTCTTTGCGTTGACTGGAAGTTCTGGTGTACGTCTACGAGCTTGAGCAGGATCCTCTGCTGCTTTTTGTCCCTTACTAAAGAATTTTAATCTATCTCCTTCCGTCTTCGCAACAAAATCTCCACGACGATCTATCCAACCACCATGGCCGTCACTCTTGAGTCCTAATTTACGTGCTTGTGCAGATGCTTTTGACTCGACTTCAGTTAGAAATTGGAAAAAACTCTTCATATAACTTACTTGTATACTATATTTATACGAATTTCACACCAGATGTAGTAATGAATAGTGATTTACCTGACCATCCACCTGCTGCCCTAGTTCTAACAGTAATAGGTATTTCAACTTTTTTATTATTTCCATTCGCAAAAGTAAATCCTATTTTAAATGATTGAGATTTTCCATCATAAACTGTTTTTATATTTTTAATTCTTTTTGAATCTTTATTGACTAATAATTCTTTCAATTCTTCATTATCTGATACGTCTTTAATAGTGCTCTGTCCACTTTCTCTACCTATTAAAAGTTTATATGGACAAGGTGTGAAGGCAGATCGAGGATCATCATAAGTATAAAAGTATATGGTGTTTAAAAAATACACCATATTAGTAGGTTTTTCCAAATACTTCGAGAATCCTTTAATTAAATTATTTCTAAATGGATAATAAAAACCGTCAGCATAAAAATCTAAATTATCTATTTTAAAAGAAGATGAGAGATTAGCAAATGCATTTCTTGATTTACTTTCACTAAAGGCTTCTTGTGTGATATCAAACGATTGGATAACTCCTTTTGCTGTAGCACCTTTTACATCAGCAGCTGCATCATTCCATGCAGTGTTTATAATATTACCGAGTGCAGTTTGTTGTTTAGTGTTCTCTAATTTACCGTAAAAAGCATAAATGTTAGTATTAAATTTAGGAGTATCATCCTTTCCTGCTGATATTTTATTAGAATATCCCTGAAATGTACCATCTTTAAATTCTATAATAACATCAGAGGGAGTCTTGGGAGATATACCTTGTGGTTTTCCTCTCGGAACCCAATATAAATTTTTTATTTTCTCTCCCTTAATATCTTTTTTTACAGCCTTTGCATTATTCATACCAATTTTAATATCCCTTTCTGCACTTTCATCCCTATCGATCATCTCACATAACATCTCGTAAGTAACAGGAGTTCCTTCTCCAGTTAGAACACCTGTTGATTTTTTTTTCTCTTTACAGGATAGATCTTCTAAATCTTTTGGTGTTCCCTGTTTATGCAACAAATAATATACTGTCAAAAATTCATTTACATTGGATGAAGCAGTGCTGTCTTTTCTAGTCTTCATACCAAGATGTCCTTTGACTTGTTTCTTGGTTATCTTAATACCATAATTCAACTGCGATTGCTTATTTAAAGCTAATTGAAATAAAAATTTACCAGAATTAGCAACTATTGTTTGTCCCTTAACCTTATCAACAGCCTTAAATAAAATATCTTTTGCTGCAACAGTCACACCTTTTGTTTTTAAAGCATTTTTAGTGGCAACAATAGTGCTTTGATCCATTACATAATATGGATTTGCTACTCCTTTTTGTTGATAAGAGGGAGATACAGTTGCCATCTGACCAGACTTTCTAGTTATTTATTGAACCCACCTTGTAACTGTAAGTTCAATACTATTGTCCTGCATCTCCCACTCTTCGTCAACCTGAAATCCCATATCTTTAACCACATTATGAACTGTCATACGTGCATACTGTTGATTAACCTTATCTATAAACCTCTCTACAGGAATGGGTTGATTCCATGTCTCTAGGTCTGCTACTAATTCATACTCACCCGTTACTGGATGCATACGAAATCCAATATCAGTTCCAATAGCAACCTCAGCCTCTACAGTTTCATGTCCAATACCATGAGAACCAGTAACTTTAAGTTGCTGATCCTCCTTAACATCATACTGAAGTAACTCTAATGCTTCAACTAGTTGTGGTTTGTTCTTGAGTTTCGTTTTGATTGTGCTGAAGTGTGACATTGTTGTAGTATTCTGGTTTATGAGTTATAGCAATTACATTGCCAAGTTTATTCTCTATAGTTCTAGTTATATTTTCACATTCGTTACCAACGACACCAGTAACCTCTTCAAGCACAGTACCATCTTGTCTTATGGTAAACTTAAGTGTTTGTTGTTCGCTCATAGGTCTCCTTCCTTACGATTTTCTGATTTATGAACATCAAACTCTCCACCAGGATATCTTGCTTTGAGTTTGTCTACATTCATCTCAATGATTTCATCGAATGTAGTATCTAGTGCCATACAAGCCTGTGCCAAATACCAACATATATCACCCAATTCTCTCTTCATATGAAAGACATTCTCTTCATTATATGGTTTACCCTGTAAGATAATCTTCTTTACTACTTCAGTAAACTCACCTGCTTCTGCAGTCAAACCCAGTGCAGCAGTTAACAGTTTGGGAACATTTGCATCATGATCAAGTTCAAGTTCAGTGATACGAGAAAGTAATGCAGCTAGATCTGTACTCGGAGCACTAGTAACTTCCTGTACAAATTCAAGATACTTTTCAGTGTCTACAGTCATTAGAATTTAAAGTCGTTAAATGATTTTTTAGGTTTCTCTTCGGGATTATACTCTTCTTCTTGCCCATTGTCAATGACATCTTGTTGTGCATTTTGCTCACAGTCATACAGTCTCATCTTAGCACGATCAATACCAACAATAAATCTCTTATTAACTGTCGGATCATTGTATCTATTCTTCAACTGCTTCACCATTATCTGATTCAAACCCTCCAACTCTTCTGTAGAAATAAGGGCAAACATAAGGTCAGCAGTAGCAGGGAGTCCAAAAGACTCAGAGGTGTCAGTAAGGTCCACATCGCTACTAGCAAAGCCGCTACGAGTAGTTTGAGTGGCAGATACAATCGGAAGGTTCGCCTCAACTGCGAGACCCCGTAGTTCTTCTGCGATTGCTTTGATGTATGAATAGGAGTTAACATTGCTTCCTGCTCGGTATCTTGATGATGCACAAATATTAAGATAGTCTATGAATATTATATCGGGTCTAAAGGATTTTTTCAATGCCAGTTCATTAAGTAATCCCTTGAAGTGGCCACTGTGTGCTGATGCAGTTGGATATTCCTTGATAATAAGAGTACCTTGAGTCTTCTGTGCAAGGTTTGTCACCTTACTATCAAACATTTGTTTAGGTAGATCAGTTATGTCTTGTATAGGAACATTAAGTAAGTTAGCATCGATCCTCTCCGCAATCTTTTCCTCTGCCATTTCGAGAGTGATGTAGAGGACGTTCTTGCCTTGGAGGAGGACACTGCTTGCCACATGGCACATAAATAAAGACTTTCCAACCCCTGTGCCAGCAAGAGCAATGTTGAGAGTCTTATTCGGAATACCTCCTTTTGTAATCTTGTCAAAGTATTCAAGATCGAACGGGATCTTATCTTCTTTCCTGTGGTACGATTCGTATCTTTCCTCATAATCGGTTAGATAATCATGTCCTACATTAGAATCGAAAGACACAGCCAAAGCATCAGAGAGAATAGTAGGAATAGCATCCCTTCCTTTAGTGTCATCCTTTCCATCTGCTAACTGTATTGATTCCATCAATGCCAAATATATAGCACGATCTCGACACCACTTCTCAGTAGTATCAACTAACCAATTAAACTCTGAAGGAGATTCTTCTAGAGAAGTAATCAAATCAGAGATCTCCTTAAAAGAAGAATCATTTATATCTTGACGTTTCTCAGTCTCGATACAAAGAACTTCTCTTGTTGCAGGTTGATTATATTCTTGAACAAAATTCAGAATCTCTTCAAATACAACCTTCTCGTTAAAATTCTCAAAGTATTCTGCCTTTAGAAAAGGAACTACTTTGCGAACATACTCCTCATTATATAAAAGGTTTCTAAGAATTAGAAACTCAACCTTCTCCATAACTAAATTCCTTTTGTGCTATTTCATCAAGGGCTTGCATTACATCTTCAGTAAAGTAGGTGTCTGGATCTGAAAGGATCTGTTTTGCGTATATCTTTTTGCCTCCAATCTCATATCTTCCTGCGACATTCTTCCAGAGTCCCCCAATCTCACCCAGTTCCAATAGACCATAGTAACGGTCAAGACCACGATCATCATAAAATAAACGTATCTCAACAGTCTTGTTCTCCTTACTTAAACGTGATTTGTGAGTCTTTGCTTTGATAATGTTTCCAATGATTTCTTTTCCATCTTTTTCTTTTTTCTTTGTGAGATATATGATTGTACTCGCTGCATATTTGAGTCCACTACCTCCCCCCATTTCTTTTGTTGGAACATAAGCTCCGATGACATCGTACGTATGATTTGTGACAATGAGTGGGACATTCGCCTGACCGAGTTTAAGAGTTAACATTCTAAATGCTCCCTTAACCAATTGAGATTTGGTCATATCACGTACTTGTTTGTCGTCAAGTGCGTCCCTAATCTCTTTCTCGGTGGAGAGCATTCCTAAAGAGTCTAACACAAACATGCAAGGTTTGCGATCTGCTGTGTCAGTCTTTAAATATATATCAATTGCCTTCAGTGCCTTCGTACGAAACTCTTCAATAGTTACCACATTGATGACAACCAATCTATCTAAATCAATCCCACGGGACTGAAGTAATGGTTTATTAACGGCAGCCTCAGTATCAAAATAGAGACAATACCCATCGGGATTACTATCAAGGAAATTCTTGACAACAGCGAGAGAGAAAAAAGTTTTCCCTGTACTACTTTCACCAGCAATAGCGGTAATCTTGTTGCCAGATACGCCACCAAATATAGAACCTGAAACGAGTCCGTTAAAAATGTACGAACCTGTATCCACGTATCTTTCAGTTTCTTCAATGTCAGATGCAAGTTGAGTGAAGTCATCTCCAATCTCCTTTACAATGTCTTTCAAAAAATCCATTAAATAGTTTTCTCCTTTAGTGCTCTGTCCTCTTTTACTCCTTTCAAAAGATGATATAATCTTGCATCACCGCCAAGTGAAAGTGCTGATACAATAATCGCCAAATCTTTATCGTTAATAGGTAATTCCATTAGGAAAAAAAGAGTTCTAGGTTTACAGTTTTCTCAACGTTCCACCCAATCGCATCAAGAATGATTTTGAGTGGTTCCAAGAAGGCTTTGTCAAATTGTAGATCATAATCTATGTACTTGTCAAGACCGATCTCGTGAGGAAAGTCCTGAATAAACGAAATAATATTCTCATGAATAATATTAGGTTTTTTCAGATAGCAGAATTTGATTTTTTCACCATTCTGAATGAGAGAATACTTATTGTCTAACTTATGTTGTTTGACATAATGGTTATACAATAATGCACCACGTATATGTATGGGAGTTCCTTTTGCATAGATTGTAGAATGTGCTTGATACTTGACAACATTAGTTGCTGATCTAGGAAAGGCTATTTCCTCTGGTGGAAGTGTCTTAAACTCCTTACGTGACTTGTCAATAAAGTCAATCACGTCCTCCTCAGTGCCATTCATCATAAGTTTGAGAGCATTTTTAATCATCTCTCTACATGGTGCAGGAGTTGAGGATTTGACTGCCTCAATACCCATCATCTTTAGTTTGGGTTCTTCATATCGAACACCCTCACTATCCCATACATTTAGGATGTATCTCTTTTTAGCAGTCCAGATGCCACGTTCAGCAATGTTCTCTCGCTTCATCTGCATCTTTTGGTCGTAGGCACTCACGTAGTCGGCCAACGCTTGATAAGAACTCTCAATATACGGCTCAAATTCCATCTCACAGATCTTATTAAGGAACGTGACAACGCCCTCATTAGTTTTCTCTCTGCCTTTGTATACACGGTCAACCAAAGGACCAAGATTAAGGTAGATAGAATCAGTATCCGAAGCAATAACATAATCAATATCCTCAGTTTTTAAGATCTTATTGATCTTTTGGTTCATCTTGTTCTCTATCCAACGAATGGATACTTGGCCAGACAAAGTAATTGCTTCTGCATTAGCGAGTTTGTAATAGCGGAAGTACTGATTGCCGATAGCACCATAAGCACTGTTAAGAGATATCTTTTTCGCCATCTGTATATTGTTGCATCTGGCAATTTCTTTACTAAGAGAAAGAGATGGAGTCTTCTCATAAGCTTGTTTGGCATCTAACATCCTCCTTTTAAATACTACTCTATCACCATACATCTTATCCATCAACTCTGGCAGAAATCCACGCACATCCTTTCTGTACTGTGCTCCATTGGCACAAGTAGCATACTCTGGATTAAAGTCATCTACCTCTTCATTTAAGATCCTTTCAACGCTCGAACTGGGATGTCGAGTCTCCCTGAGGGTCTCTGGGGAAATGTTATATTGCATAATAAGATGAGGGTACAGACTATTGAGGTCAAAACTAACCACCCAATCATACTTTCCTGGTTTCGGTTCCTTGACATAAGCACCTGCGTATTTTTCGTTCTTTTGAGATCTATTCTTAGGAGGGATAACTATATTCCTCTTCTTTAAATAGTTATAGATGATGGTGTCCCACATCCGCACCTGATAGAACACATCATTATAATTGACTTTAGCATCATAAGCCATAGTCAATGCAAGTTCAATCAGTTTCATCTTGTCTTCCAAACGGTCAACAAGTTCCACGTCAATTATATTGTATTCAATAAACTTCTGCCACCCTTTCGTATAGAAATCCTTGAATGTATCAAACTCAGAGTGATCTAACTTCTGCTGACCCAACTCCACCTTTGCAATATAATCCAAACGATAAGACTCTTGTGCCTTATAAGTAAACTTCTTATAAAGATCCATGTAATCGAGTTGAGTTACACCACCAACATCAAATACAATCTGGGTGCGTCCCATTACATGTATCTCACCCTCACTCACAAGACCCCAAGGCGAGAACCTCTTCATTAACTTCTCACCAAGAACTCTCTCTAATCTCTTACAAATATAAGGTATATCAAACATCTGTATGTTCCAACCAGTAATCACATCTGGAACATCTTGCATCCAATAGTTTATGAACGATGTTAATAATTCATGCTCAGTTGAACAATAATGATAGATTACATCATTCCGATTATTCTTAAAGGGTTTACTTCCCCAAGTAACGATCTGCTTAGTTGTATAGTCTTGTATTGTGATTGCCAAAATCTCTTCGACGCACGATTCCACATTAGGGAAGCCTTGCTCAGACGTAGTTTCAATATCCAAAGTAATAAGTTTAATCTTGCTGATGTCAAACTTGATCTCATCTTCAGGATACTTCTCTGAGATATATTGATATATGTACCTGTCATTCCCATATATTTCAAATCCCTCAACCTCATCATATCTTTTATAGAACTCACGGCAATCTCGCACCGAACCTGGATTAATCGCTTCAACTGACTCTCCATTTAACGTCTTATATTTAGTCTTCTTTTTAGATTTGACAAATAGAGTCGGAAAGAACTCATCACGGTGTTCATACCTTCTACCATTTTCAACTCCACGAACCAAGAATTGGTTTCCGATTAGTTGAACGTTGGTGTAGAATTTCATTCTGTAAGGGTTAAGTATTTTTCAAGTAAGGTGGGTGTTGGTTCTACAAGAGTAAGAATCTTATCAGAACTCAGCATGAATATATCATCCTTTGTTACTTTAAGCAACCAAGGTTCTAAAACTAAATCATCTTTTATGATGCAAGGATTAATTAATTTACAATCAGGTTCACCAGGAACTACAGCTGCAACCTCTTCAATTTCACTAATCAGCAGTTGTTGACTCATCAGAGTCACTACCTTTACTATTTTGGCCATTTCCTACTACATCCTCCAAATACATTTGTTTAAGTTTTTCTTTTGGTTCCACCATTGTTACCACCCAATCGGATGGAACAGGAATATGTGAATCAGCTGAGAGAGGCATCCACGGAAACATCGAAACCTGAAAAGCAGACTTCTTCTCTGTAGGTTCTTGACCTTCTTTTAGTTTTACTACACATGCCTTATCAAAGAAATATCCAATGACTTTTTTCTCTTCACCTTCTCCTACAATCATTTCTGTAACATCAGCAATGATGTCTTCTCCTGATTTTAAGAGTATCAGTTTAACCGTCATAATTTATAGTTACCTCTTTTTATTATAAGAAAAAAAAGAGAGTCTGTCAAGACTCTCTCTTCTTCTGCATTTCTTCATCTACGATGTCTTGCAGTTTTTCAAATTCTTTGACACGTTCAATGTCCATAAGTAATTGAGATAGTTGAGTTACAACTAATGGTTTTTCACAAGTAGCAGCAGTCTTAATTGCTGATCTAAGACATCCTTCTGCTTCGAGCAGATAGTCGTGGGTTTTTTCAGATAGTGCCATAATTAAAGATACTCTTTACGAGCGTGGTGTTCGGGTACTATCTTATTTAGTTCTATTGTTAATAATCCATCTTCAAACTTGACGGATCCAACCTTCGTATCATCGGTGACCGTCCAGATCCGTTCAAAGGAGCGTTGGGCCAATCCTTTATGGACAAATTCTCCATTAACTTTTGATTCTTCTTTCTTGCCTTCGACATGTAATTTTCCAAACTCTGTATAGACTTTGAGTTCATCTTTCTTAAAGCCCGCAAGTGCGATTTCGAGTTTCGACTCATGATTATTCAACTGTATTAGATTATATGGTGGATAATTAGATTGTGGAATATCTGAATTAAAAAAACTATTCAGATAATCATCCATTCCTATGCTATTCTTAGTTATCCTATCAAATAGATCGGGAAGATTAGCAGCGTGATACCTTGCTAGTGTGTTCATGGTTCTCCTTATTAAGCGAGTGTGAATTGTGTACCCTTACGGCGTACACTACTAATTATACAAGCAAGCATTAAAAAGAGGGGTGTGAAACCCCTCCCAATTCTATTCGGTTTTCTAGTCTAAAACTAATCTGCATTCTCGAACGCAACTTTTATCGTCTATTGCACAGTCAGTAATACACTCAAAGTATTCTGCCACTTGATCTGTTTCCTCATATGAAGGCCATGCTTTGAGATTATTGTACGAAATTAAATTGTGCATTTTACCCCCAGTTTAAGTTTTTGTATTATCCATAACCAATTTAGTTTAGGATCATTTGTCTCCATATTAACACAAAAGTATTTATATGTAAAGGGTATTTTTTTAAGTATTTGGTAAAGTTACGTATCCTCTGTTGGTTTAGTTTTCTTCCCAATATTATACTTCTGTTCTAGTATCCATTCACCTTTATCTTTAAAAGCCAAGACTTTAATTTGATTGAGTGGAGCGATGTCCGTTACCGATTCATCTTTTACTACAGAGATAAGTCCCCAATCAGAAAGAAGACGAGTAATCCTATTTCTACGTTGAACGTCATTGGGAGTAAGATTAGCATGTTTACCATCTAAGGCAAAGAGTTCTTTAAAATGAACTATGTAATACTTACCTTGTTTGTGTAATATATGACAACTCTGATATAATTTCTTTTCTTTTCTTGATGCTACACCAATTCTTGTGAGAGTTTCTCTTACCTTTAAGAAATCATCGGGTTCATTGAGAAGCACTTCTACCATTTGGTCTTGTGACCATTGTACAGTGGGCTCAGTGGTAGTCATTTCGATCCTCCAGTTTCAAGTCGTTGTTTAATAAAATTAATTTGTTCAGGGGTTAATATTTTCAAAGCATTAGATGCTTTTTCGTTACTATAACCATAGTATTGTTTAATGATTTCAAGGTCTGTGACTTTATCCTTACGGAGCCAGGGACTGAATCTCTTCTTTTTCCTAAGTGTATTTAGATAAAATGAATATTGCATATCCTTATCAAGGAAAGAGTATTTATTCATCTCGTTTGCAAACATTATACAATCCAGATGTCCTGATAAACAACGATTAACAATGTAAGGAGCATAATCCTTAATTGTAGAAGGATCTTCCTCAATAAGATTCTCTTTATTGAAGTTGATAGAATTAAGCCAATCTTTTAGTTCCAATGTCGGATCACCCCTGCAGTAATAAAACAATTAGTAATGAGATAAGAAAAGAAAATAATAGAACGTACCAGAACAACGTAATTGTCGTATCGTCTAGTCTTTTCATCAGAGAAGCTACCCAATGCATACTTCCATACCCTCCATGCTTTTTTCATAATGTGTGATAAGGATCAATTTGTTCGCTAAATTCATCAACATCTCTTAGTAGATTTCTAAATCTTTCATCCTCTTGAGCAAGTTTTTGCTCACCTTTAGTGGTGTAGTGCAAAACAATAGGATTAAAAAACTCCTCATGTTTCTTCTCCACATATCCCTGAGTTACATCCTGTACCCCAAAGAGACCTCCTATCGTTCCCAACCTACTTAATATGATCCACATGGCATATTCATCGTATATACGAGGATTAGGCACAGGATAAGGAATCTTTTTCTCTTTTATCTTTAACATCACCTCCACCAACTCCTCTAAACGATCTATTACATCTAAATGGAGTCCATTATTAAACAACATCACACCCATACAATATTTGTATATCTGTGTCTTCCCACCAGCCTCCAGAATGCATTGATCTACATAATCAAGTGCTTTCCTTATATCCTTCCCACCACCAGTATTAGGATCATGTCTGAAACCAAACTCTTCTCTACCAAATACTTCCGCATAATTGTAATGATCAAAAAGATATTGAACATCTCCATAAAACAGAGTATCTGAATCTACATAAAGGATATTTGCATTATCAAACTTTCCACTTCTCTTATCAAAGAACTTTAAATTAAACCATCTATAAATGAATAGCATTCCATGAGTATGTGCTTTCTCAAAAGGTAAAACTCTTACATCATATTCCAAAGAGAAATAAGGGGGAATAAGCTCAGGGTCATCGCAAAACAAATAAACAGGTATTTCATTATTAAATCTCCTAAGGGAACTAATACTATGGTCAAAACGTTTTAACTCGTGATCATTTACGTGATCATGAGGACTTGCTTTATATGAATAGTAAACAATGTTATTCATCTTCCTTCTCTAGATTTATTACGAATAGTGATGTGATTACCTTCAATTTTAAACTCTAGATAATCAGTATGATCCCACTCAAGTTCTTCATAGAGTCGGTTGAGTTTATCCATGTCTTGCCATAAGTCAGTTGGAGTAGGCTCACCCCAAAAAGGATTGTCGTCTGGATTCATCGTATTATTTGAATATCGTCATCTTCTGTCCAGAGTTCGACCTTATCTCTGAAACGGCCTTCTTGTTTAAGTTTCTCATAACGTTTACCTGCTTTACGCTTCCACCAAGATATAATGTTATCTAGGTAGAACTTATCCCAATTAGGGCCACGTATTAACTTATCTTCATCCCCACGTATTACTTCTCTAACATTTTTATAACCATATTCAGATATATAAAATCTTTTCTTTTGAGTTAAACCAAATGCCATCTCTATGATACTGTTAAACTCTTTTAATTTTTCTTTATTCTGTAATGATTTTTTAATACTAGCGATCATCTTTGTCTGCCTCTTCATTTTTTTAGAGGATGCTCTATTGTCAGTCAGAGGAGTATTGTTATTAAGCAAAGTAAATCGATCATGAAGTTCATGAAATACTTTGTCATGAAGTAAAGGAAGAAACTTACTTTCAGTCAACCCTTTATATCTCATGAAGGGTTTCAATCCATCATACTGTGATGCTGATGTAGTAGAACCATATAATGAAGTAGTCTCAAATAATCCAATATCTTTTTCAAAGACTTCATTAAGAGTTTCTCTTGCAAAATGAGAGACACACATCAAAGCAAGTAACTTACCACCAAGATAATTATAACCAAAAGGTTGGGATGGAACGATTACAAATCCCATAGCCGCATGACGATTGAAAAGAGAAAGGTTTGCTGGTTGACCTAACCATAGATTTCTAGGTTTTGAATTAATAGTTGGAGAACCAAACCGTATAAATCCTACGGTTTGTTGGGTTCGTTTTTCAAATATCATCCATCGCAATTCTCTACCAGGAATATTACTCTCATTATTATGAGAGGATACTGCTGCTAATAAATTCTTATAATGTTCTTGAGGAAGAGAATTACTAAATCTTTGACCTATAAACTTGATATCAAACTCCATCTCCTCTGGAGAAATATCTTCATTAAAGAAGTAATCCTTCAAAGGAGTTAATTGGTTAGATTGGCAAACTAATTCTTTTTTTACATATCTAAGATAATCTTCAATCGAAACAAAATTTTTAAAGTAATCAATAAATTTATCAGCAGCCCATGTGGCATCTGCTTCACTAATAATCATAATAAAATAAGAATCTAATCTTCGTGGGTATGTTTTAGTTTACCAGACATTTCATACGCTTCTTTATTTCCACCATGCCCATGTGCGATGCCTAGTTCATGCATTTTAGCATGTTCGTCAATCTGATCTCTCAAATTCTTCTTACCTGCTCCAAATGTAAGATAGATTCCATAGGCAACTAGACCACCCAATACTAAACCAAAGAATAAAATTAATCCTTGATCAGGTGTAAGGTTTAAGTGCTGAATAAGGACATCATCTTGTTTCTCCCATGTGCCAGGTAAATGATAAACTGCGGGTTTTGATAGGAAGATCATTGTTTTTGTTTCCAATGTTTGATTAAGGTTTGAAGTTCTTTAATGCGGTCTTCCGCATTTTTAATTTTTTCTTTTAGTTGTGTCATTTGAATTTACATTCTACCATAATCTCAGTGAGACATGCAAGCATATTTATCTCCTGATCAGCAACGAAGGCTATTTGGTACTGGTACTTTGCAATAACAAGAACGGCAGCAGGAATAGTGCTAGGGACAAGGGATTCGTAAAGACTATCGTAAATGCGACGCAATAATACAGAAGGATCATTGTCCAAGTTATTGACACACCATTTACGTACTTCTGGAAAGTTCTTTTCTTTGAGGTTTTTAATGAGATCATTTACCTTTACATCACTAAAATGAGCAAGTATACCACTATCTATCTTTCCACCTACAGAGTATCTTTGACACTCATTAAGAACTCTTCTCCAATCAGGAAAGTGCTTATTGATAAGTTCAGCAAGAACTTTCTTATCTGCTTCTATTCCTTCTCTTTGCAATATTGTGTTAAGACGCTTGAAAAAGCATGTTGCGATGTCTGCTTTTTGCTTTCCTTTGATTCCAAATTCGATAACAGCACATCGACTGTGGAGGGGCTCGATGATTTTGTTTTTGTAGTTGCAGGTAAAAATGAATCTGCAGTTTCCTGAGAACTCCTCAATACTCGCTCTAAGAAGGAGTTGTACGTCGGGAGTGGTATTGTCTGCTTCGTCGATGATGATGACTTTATGCTTTGACTCGCTGCTAAGAGATACTGTAGACGCAAAGTTCTTGGCACTATTCCGAACTGTATCAAGAAACCTTCCTTCATCCGATCCATTAATGACATAGACATCTACTCCTAATTGTTTACATAAGGCCTTTGCTACTGTAGTCTTTCCGCATCCTGCAGGCCCAGCAAGAAGCATATTTGGTATCTCACCTTTATTTAGAAATTCTAAGAAAGTTTTCTTAGTCTGTTCTGGTAAAATACAATCTTCAATTGTTTGGGGTCGGTACTTTTCAACCCAGAGAAATTCATCTCTCATAATTTAAATCCAATTTGGTTTTCTGGATGGGTCACGTAGATAATTAGATGCCGCCCAAGGTTTGCTGGCAATGTACCTCTTGTAAGCAGTAAAAATATCAATACTGGTATCATACTTGAATTCATCAGGCCCTGCAAATGCAAAGGATGTGGGTGTAGTTGGTTTAAGAATAGGAATAATACTTGCTGCTTCTTCTATAGTTTTTTGACAACTATGAACTTTACCATAACGATGAGTATATTCTTGACACAATCCCATACCATGAGCAACTAACCACCATGTATTAACAAGTGATTCATTTGCCCATATGGTGCAGGGGTGACCACGAAATGCACCTTTCTCTGTGAAATATGCTGTACCATCTTTCTTGTGCAATTCACCATAATCATGACCCCATTTCTTAGAGCAAACAATAGAAAGCATTTGACATGTCTCTAATGGCATTTTGACAACGTGTTTGTCAGGTAAAACTTGAGCAGACACATAAGGTGATGGATGAGTAACAAAGATATTCATTCAGATGATCTCCACTGCTTTCTCATTGTAACATAGATTTCACTCTTTGCTACAACATCCCTGACTTTCTTAAAGATTCCTGCAGATTGTGCATACTTACTAGTTGCATGATCTGGTTCTTGTGGCCTTATATTACCTTCGTTGTCGTACTTTTTACCTGAATTATGATTAGCATACCTTCTAGCACGAGTAAACCCCATCTCAAGGAACTTACGGCACATATCCATACCTATGAAATCTTTCTCATCTTTATAGTCAAGATACATTGCATATATCTTGTTGGATGATACTACTGCCTCGTTAGGAGTTTTGAATCTCCAATGAGCACAAATATCGTTAGTATAAGGGCGTACCAATAGAACTCCTTGTTCTCCCCTTCCAATACGATAAAGTTTACGAGTCTCCTCGTCTGAAAAGTCAAGTGTTTTGTAATCGAGATCATAATCAAACTCTTTCATTTTTTGGTGGTTTTACTACGTGTGCGATTTATTATACTAATAAATTTATCTCCTGCAAAGGTTCCTGCTAAACACACATCAATCTCATCTCCATCTTGCCAATTCACATCACCATTCATTTTGGTGTGCAACATTGCCTCCTGAATCTTATCAATTACTTCTTGTGTTAGTTTCATGTTGCCCTCCAAGCTACATAACAAATAAAAAACAACCCTGATAGGATTGTGAATGTAATAGGAAAAAATGGTATGACGGTCATTGCATGAAGAACTTGTATGAGTACAATTCCGTAGAAAAGCCACATAATCCACATACCAATCTTATTGTGACGGCTCCCACGTTTATAATGATGGCAACCAATGGGACCAGAATCCCATCCGTCTTGCATATACTCTTCAGTAGGAATTTCTCTACTCATAATACAGGATACTCTTCGTTGCGTACAAATTCAGTTTTTTTAGTTTTAAAATCATCCATCAATCTACTAACCTGTTTTCTATCAAGTCCAGCAAGGTTTTGACAGTTCTCTAGGCAACGATAGATACATTCTCTATCACTTATGGGTGGAGATATTTCCCACCCATCCTTATCATAATACTTCTTACCCTTAGTGACTTGTGCCTCTACGTGTCCAAGATCTTGTACCTCGGAAGGGTTCTCGTAATTATGATCTATCATTTTTTAAACACACCTAACTTTGACAGTAACCATAAAGTAACTATAGTCCACCCTATAACATACCACATGATTATTCAAATGTAGAATCTGGTTCAAGTGCTATGAAGTAAGTAAGATCTTGATTCTTACTTGTAAAACGTGAAAGAAGTTTTGATGATACAGAAACATCATAAGTGCCAGGTAGAATTTTAATATTCTCTACCTTAAAATTAAATGAAAACTGTTTATCAGTTTCTCCTACCGTTACTGAGAAATCATTTGATGTATCATTCTTTTTATCACGAACAAGAATCTTAACAACACCACTTCCACCAACCACAGCTAGATCAGGAAGTTGATAGATTGCTGCTGCTTTAAGTAACTTATCTAATTGATCAGTGCTTAATTCAAAAGACACATCTTCACTAGGAAGATCAATTGCTTTGTCAGGAGGAGTAATGATTACATTAGGATCAGCAAAGAAATACTTTGATCTCATCCGACCTTCTTTGATCACAACATGTCCATCATTCACAAAGTCAAGTTCTGGACTTTGATGTAAAGAAAGTCCATTGAGGAACTGATTTAAATCATAGATACCAAAATCTTTAGGTATCTCTTCAGTTACAGTTGCTTCTGCAAGAATATTCTTCATCACACTAATCGTGCGAAGTTTACTACCCTGCTTGAAAAGAATAGACTGATTAATAGTTGAAAAGTTTTTAAGAACAGAAAGAGTTTTATCAGAAAGTTTCATAGCCACGGGTCGTAGTTTCATTGAGTTGTCCACTGAAATGATACAGTAGAAGTGAATAGTGTAGTGCTTTTAGTATATCACGTTTTGCTTGTCCTTTCTTATCATAGCGACTTAGATACTTAATTGCATTAGAACGGCAGAATGATTCTGCATCTCCTACGGATTCAATAAGGTCAAGTGTCTGGACGTTATTGTTGTCAGAAGTATAATGTCCACCATAAGTGGTAGAAATATAATCCTGAAGAGCTTTGATGGACTCATCTTCTTTATACTTTCTAGGATTGTCTGTTTCTATTCCAGGTTTTGGTGTATCAGTAAATGTAATATGATCAAAGTTAACTGAAGATACTACTGATTCTTCTGATACTGTAAACTGACTTACATCAAAATCAAGACCATCATCATCAAAATTAACAGTATCAAAATTAGAAGTATCAATAGTGATATTCTCTACGGGTGGTGCATCAATATTAAAATTAGTGGCGGATGCAGTATTACCTGATCCTACTGTAAAAACAGTATCATCATGTTGGTGGTTAAGAGAACAAGGGCTCATTTCATCATCTCCATAAATTTCATCGTAAAGTAAACTCCATGCATTAATCATAGCAGAATAAGAAGTCGTTTACAAGACGATCTGCTTTATCTGCTCCAAACTTGCCAGCAAGAAATCCTCCCACTGGATCAAGTTTGGTCATGTAAGCATCAAAGTCTTTGTAAACACTGGTGTCATTTCCAGACGGTTTTTCTAATTCTAACATATTTTTGTACTTAGTCAAGTATTTGATAAACATATCCAAATGATCATTTACTTCTGAAGGAGTACAGTATCTAATGTAGATATTTTCTGAAAAGTGATTTCCTGGCTCAAAGAACCTATAGTCACCTTCATGTTTGGGTAGTCCATCTACAGAGAACAAATAGTTTTCTGTAGGATGTTGAAAGTCAAATACTATAATGATTTTCTTGGGAGAAAACTTCATTAAGTCCATACCAAAACAAGGAAGATTACTTCCAGTTTTTGGATAGGCTATGCAATTAAAGATGTCAACATTCTTACCATCAGAGATATCTACTTGCCTTGACTTAAGCAAGTAAGGATGTGAATGATCTATGGCATTTAAAGAAGTTCCCTTTGCTTGCCATGATGCCCATAAGTTTTCAATCTTACAGGGCAACATGGAACGATAGGTGCTAATATAGTCTTGCCAAATAGTCATGGCATAAACTCTCCCATGTCATATACAGTATCCTCATCCCCATCATCTGGCAATTTTGCAAACTCTCCTTCAGGGTCAATTAAATCCCATAGTTTTAGCATTACAACATCTTTATTAGTATCTACATCATGATTTTTAAGCATGTGAAGGGTCGCATTTTGCCTAAATTTATGCACCTGTTCATCACTTTTAAAAGGTGGTGGTGGTGATGTGTAATCTTTTGTAATGGAATTCATC